AAATTATTGTACTCAAGTTGGTAATGCTTTGCTCTACCAATGACATTCGCTTATCAAGGTCTGCCATCTCTTTAAGAATAGTTTCTCTAACGACTTCTTCTTTGGTTTGATAGTCAGAGATAACAGCATCGTATCGTTCACGAAGTGCTTCTATCTTCTGCTCTGCTTTGATTTCTCGCTCGTCTGCTCGCTTTTGCAACTCACGGTTTTGTGTATACAAGAAAATACCAAACGCAACGTTGGCACCACCAGACATAATCAACTGCAACACTGAATCTTCCATATCTACATCCTATCACAAAAAATAGGGTGAGGACATATGCCCCCACCCATAAACAACTTACAACGAGAAATACATTACAGTAATTTGGTCGCCATTGTTTGGAGCAGAACCAAAGGTTACACGTAAAGCACCACCACTACCGCCAGTAGCTGACAATGTGTATTGGTCTTGTCCAGATGGAGAAGACTCAACAAGTCCCATTGCCAAACCGTTTCGGAATACAATAGCACCACCAAGCATGGTAGCATCAGCAGCAGCAGATGCATCAAATGTAGTAGCAGAACCATCGCCAGCAGACAATGTTTCGTATGATGCCATGAAGTTTAACTTGGCAGCAGTAACATTTGCATCAGCAATCTTTGCTGTAGTTACAGCATTGTTATCTAGGCGATCACTGTTAATAGCTGCATCAGCAATCTTTGCTGCTGTAACAGCATCATCAGCAATCTTGGCAGTTTCAACTGCTCCAGAAGCAATCTTTGCTGTGGTAACAGCATTTGATGCCAATTGGGTTGCACCGATTCCACCAGCAGCAACACTTAAACCACCAGCACCAAGAGCTAAAGTACCACCGTCAAGAGATACAATCAAAGAACCACCAGAGTTCTCAACACCATTACCCAAAACAAGTTTGTCGGCAGGAATAGAACCAGCAAGTTTGGCAGCGGTTACGGATGAATCAGAAATCTTTGCTGTGGTAACAGCATTGTCAGCAAGCTTGTCAGCAGTTACTGAAGTTCCTGCAAGAGCAGCTGTTACAACGGCACCATCTGCAATCTTTGCTGAAGTAACAGCATCATCTGCAAGCATCAAAGTAGCAATGCCACCAGTATTAACTTTAAGCCCGTTAGAACCTGTAGCCAAACTAGAACCATCTAAGTTGATAGAAGCAGAAACAGCAGCAGAACCATTGTACGTACCACTAAGACTCAAACCACCTGTTGAAGATGCTGTCAATCCTTGCAAACTACCACCAAGAGCAATACCACTGATAGTGGAGTTGCTGAGCTTCGAGTTCGAAATGGACCCAGCCAACATGCCGTCTGTAATACCCAGAGCCTTGACACGTAAAGCATCCGATGAAACTTCGATAGATGAACCGTCTACCTCAACATCAAGACGGTCACCTGTCTTGCTCATTGCGGCTCCAGCTTCAATGGTCGAAACCCCAGTGTACTGGCTGAACGTTAAGTCATTCGTTCCAACAACATCGGCACCTTTGTTTGATGTACAAACAAAACCTTTGTCTCCATTTTCAGAACCTTGTTCGATGAACATTGAAGAACCAGCAGCATCAGTACCAGCTAACATGTCGTTTGCACGTTGCCACGTACTTGCAGCACAACGGTAGATACCATTTTCAGATGCAGTAGATTGGTTTTTAACAAGTACACGATCACCAGCAGAAATTGATACACCGTCAATCGTTTGTGTTCCACTCAATGTAATGTTTGCTGTCGTAGCAACCTTACATGAATCCTTAGGGTCAAGACCAGCAGCTACTGAGTCGACATAAGAACGGGTAGCAAGAGCGTTAGCATTGGTATCAGAACCTGTGTAACGAACCTGTCCTGAGAAAGAGAAGTTTGCTGTCCCATCCAGTTTGGATTGGTCAACTGCATTATTTTTAATTTGTTCCTTGGAAATTTGAACTGCCATTGTTGGCTCCTATCGAAGTATATATATTACGACCAAGGAGTCATTACTCGCTGGCGTAAATGAAGTTGTAAAATTAGTAACAGAAGACTCCCCAATGTCCGTGAACAGTTGAAGAAGTCCATTCCAATATACCTGTAATGAACCAGATTTGTAGTCACTGCTTACTGTGAAACTTTGGGTGGATCCGTCCGTCTGTGCCGAGATGTCCTCATACTCCAGATTGACTTCACCACCACCAGCCGGCTCAAATGGACTGGCAACGGGCATTATTCACTCCAAACAATCTGCGAGTAGTCAATCGTTATGTTTCCAGAACCATTTATTTTAAAGAACAAGTATACATCTGGATTGTCAAAATACGATTGAACTGGCAGCTTAAACTCATATGCAGCACTACCTGTTGTAGTTGTAGTTACACCTAATGCAATGGCACCTGCTGTATCTGGAAACCATACGTGGTCACCAGCAGCATCCCAAGTTCCTTTAAGGGTAAGACTGGTATTGCTACCACCCAGACCTGTACAACGCACTATGATTGATTCAATACGACCAAGGAACTTACCAGATGTGTCGATTTGTTCAGGGATTGATAATGTATGTTTATGAAATTTAGCAGCATCAAAATTTTGGTCTACCGATGCAACGTTTGTATCGTTAATACTTGGATGGTCTATATGTCTAATGTTCATTGTTCCTCCGATGGTTTATATAAAAGTTCTTGATCACGATAAATAGCAGCTTCTGTCATGCCTTCCTCGCCGTTGATTATAGCACGTAGATAAGCTTCCCTGCGCTTTAAAGCTTCCAATTGTTGTTTGTCTTCTGTATCAACTTGTGAAAGAGTATATGCACCAGTAATCTGTCCTAGTATAAGTAGTCCACTAGAATCTCCACCAAGGGTACTTCCTTCTGGAGAAACGACTCTAGCTATAGACCTCAATCTACTAGTCATGCCTAATGTATTTAACACCGTGTATAATGAGCGATGATACAACTGATACTGTTGTTCTTCTGATAGTGGATAAACATAACCGTTGCGAACACCCTTTGCGCCTTTAGGACGTGCAGTAGGTACAATTCGTCCACCTGCCATACCTTCTAGTGCTGTTGCTATTTCTGATGGTGTTTTGTTACCAGCTAATTCCAAATAAAAGATTAACTCTGGCATGGCATTTGTAGGTGTGTATTTATCAATACTTTTTGGTTGTAACACTTCCTTTAAAAGAGGGTTTAAAAGTTGTATTGCAGGTTCAAATGTATTTAAATCCTTTGTTTCAACAAGGGGAAACAATGACATACCTGTGCCAACAAGCAAATTAACACTATCAACTATAGGATTGCTGTAAGCCATTGCAAAAGTGACTTTGTCACCATATACACCCGTTGGCATTTTTATACGGTTTTGCGCATACTCTGGATAATACATGTCATAAGGGAACTCCACACCACCATTTAAAGTTTGTAAAACTGTTTCAGTAGACTTTGTAAGGTCTACCGCTTTAGCCAGTTTTATTAACTTTGTTGGGTCATGCATTGCAAAAAACACTTCTTTTGCAGCTTGTGTTATAAATGATGAAAACACAAACACTGCATTCATCATACGCTGAACATCTTCTGGTATGTCAGAATAGTCAAACATTGAACGACGTGCTAGTTGCATAGCTTCATCAAATGACCTACCTTCCTGTAAAGCCTTAAGAGCAGCTGCACTTCTAAACACAAAGTCTTCTTTTGTCTGTGCTGCTAAAGCCAAAGTAGATGCGTCTCGCATTGTTTTCGTAATCTTTTGAAATCCGCGCTTATTAAATTCACCTTTATATCTGCTCTGAACTTCTTTCACAAACATATTCTCTTTGCCACCCTTAGATTGAATGTAAGAAAACTGGTTTCGAACTCCTACTTTTTGTATGCCCTCATATATATCAGCATTTGTATAGACCCTTCCATCTGGTGTGCGTACAGCTATTTTACCATAGCCTTCGCTTCCAATGTTACTGCCATACCTAACGACATCCCATCCCTTTGTGGCAAGTTCTGGTGTAAATATGACACCAGTAGTTTGATATATTATATTTGGACCAGACAGTATGTTACGCCCATGCGATGCTGGACTGTATCCTAGAATTGTAGTGTAAAAAGTTTGGTTAAATACGTCTATGATTTTGTTTACAATTGGTAGCAACTTACCGCCTTCAGCTCGCATTGCTTGTGCAATATTTTTTCGAACTTGTTGATTAGGCGTTTCTAGCAATTTTTTACGCATTGTTTCATAATCATCTGCGCCAAACAATGCTCTTGCCATACCTTCTTCACCACGAAACAAAGTATCAACCATATTTTCCAATGCTTCTAAGCTGCTTTCGCTTAAACTATAACTAATGTCATTGTTGCGCATAACAACTTCTGCTGCATCTTTTACAGCCTGCACTACTATGTCTAAATCTTCTACATCAACAATGTTTTCTTCTAATGCATCGATTATATCATCAAAAGAAGCATCGTATGTTTCGGTCATTCGTTTCATGTATTGAAGCTTTTCTAATGGTGTCTGTAACATCGACAGTTGTACTTCAATCATTTTAAGTTGATTCTCACCAATAGCTGAAGATAGTATAT